CAGGATGACCTGGACAGCACGCTTGCCTATCACATCAGGGAGACTGCCGTGAACTTCGACTCTGATCTGGCTGTGTTTCCGCTCTCTGACTGCTATGCGGTCTATGAAGCGGCCAGGGCTGCACTGGATGTGGAAAGTGAGGGTAGCCATGGCTGAATGCATGAAAGACGGTGTTGACTGCCCGGACTTCTACAAATGCACCGAAGAAGGCGACATTGTTCAGAACTCGGGCAAGAAGCTGCAGCGCTTCTGCTTTTACTGTCTCGCCACCCCACGCATCAAGAAGATCGGTACCGTTGCATCTTGGACGGGTACTACGCCGCCGTGGTGTCCAAAGGGCCGCGGTTGAAGGAGGAAGTCATGAATATCACTATTGCTTCAAAGCTCATGGAGCTGTACGCAGCCTGCCCCAAATGCGGCTGCGAGGTCATCGGGAACGGAAAAGGCTTGCTGGAATGTGATACCGCCGCCGGCTTCTTCAAGCGTTCCTGTGGCTGCGGCTGGCACGTCGAGGTCATGGAGGGGATCACAGAGGAATCTCTGACCGAGGATCCTCCGGAGCTGCCAACCGAGGATGAGGATGAGCCTGAGCCCGTGGCCTTTGCCGATCCGGAACCTGAGCCGGTGCCTGTGCCCATTTCTGAACCCGAGCCTGTGCTGGAGCCAGAGAAGATCAGTCCGTGGAATGGGTTCGTACATATCCGTTGCGAGGCTTGCCACAAGGAATCCACGACCTGTCTGAGGACGCCGACCGACACCTACATCTGCAAGGAATGCGGACATGAGATGCCGCTTCCCAAGGCGTACCGTGCCTACACCAGATGCGAGTGTGGCCAGAAAGGGGCCTATCTCACCAATATCACGGATTGGACCTTTGACATTCCCTGCGTCCGCTGCGGCGCACCGAATACCGTGACCTATAACCCGGGGCGGGACTGCTACGGCCCCGTCGGTAGTACCCATCGCAAGACCAAACCAAGAAAGAAGAAGTGAGGCGAACTGTATGAGTGAACAGAAAGATTTACAGGAGCAGCTGCTCTCGAGAGCGCAGGAGTGCCGGAAGTCGGTGCTGGTGATCACCACGAACGGTTTCCAGATGCGTGGCATCATCACCGGCTCTGACCGCTTTGTCATCGCTCTGAAGGGCGATGGGAGACTGCAAATGATTTATAAGCACGCGATCTCCACGATCGTGCTGACGGAGGAACGGTCATGAAGCGTGAGACTTACCAGCGGGGGCTGCCCGGTGTCAAGTGGGGCATCTGGAATTGCCAAAGGAAATGCTTCCAGTTCGGCATCTGTGAGGATACGCCCATGCTGGCAGAGGCGAGACTGCATCAGAAGATCGGTGACGATGCCAAGAGATGGCGCTTTGAGCCGAGGCAGCTTCCGGGCAAATATGCAACTTTTTCACCCGTTTTATAATATCCGTTTTCGCCCCCATTTTTATGCCCGAAAACCGAATATGCCGGAATGACCGTCAAACCATTGCAGGGACTATATTCCCAGACTGCTGAATCACCAGTTTTTTACCTAAGTTATAGAAACCTACGGTAAAACTTTTTTGACACCCAACAGATTTCATAACTTTTTGAGCGAAAAAACATTCAGCAGCTAATTTGTTTCTCTGTTGGGCCAGGCCCTTGCGACAGTAAGGCCCCAGGCTCTGAGCCGGATACATGACCTGTCTACTAT